AGAAAATACTTTTTCTTCTCCAAAATAAGTAAATCCATTATTTGTATTTAAATAGAATACACATGCTTTTATATCGCCATCGTGATAATCTACGTGTGGTGGAGAAGCTTCTTGATTTGAAGTTTTTGGTGTTAAATTAAACTTTGCTCTTTGTATTTCTTTAGGGTTTATTTTTTCAAAAAGAGGAACAAAATTATCATACAATTGAGAATTTATTTTTTTGTAGCTAACTAATGTGTGTGTAAATTGATAATCTCCATCTTCTTTAGTAACTTTTCCTTTATTAAGAAACCAAGGAAAATATTCATTATGAACAACTAAATCCTGTATTTCTTTAAAATAATCTTTAGGTAAAAAATTATCGACGATATAAAACAATATTTTATTATGTAAGCGTAAATTTTTTAATCATTAAAAAATTATATTGCCACCCAACTAGATGAGGAAGAATCCCAATAATAAGCATCTCCTTCATGATTAGGGTGACTTGTAAAACCTTCCCACCTTAAATTTTCTTCATTCCAATCAAATGCGTATCTATATTCGTTTCCTTCAAATGTGTAAGTTAATTGTTCAAAAGTTGGCATGGGTGTAGGAGCTTCGTAAACGCAAGTTGTTTCATTTAACACCCAAGAGGAATATTGTTTAGGCGGTATAAAAGCATCTCTTGCTTCATCATATTTATAACCAATCCCAGCAAAGTTTTTTCTAAAAGCCTTACTTGAATCTCCTTCATTCATTGTTTCGCTATTAAAATATTTTCCTTCTGATGTGTTATAAGAAGTTTTTTTCCATAGTGCCCACCCATGTATTTGCTGTAATCTTTGTACTCCTAAAGATTCTTGTTCTTCATTATTTTCATCTAACAACCAAGAATTATCTACTACTTCTACAGCGAGAACAATATTATTACTATCTAATTTTGCAAAATGAGCCATTATTGAAACTTGTACCTTATAATTACTTTACCAGATCCACCTGCACCAACTGGAGTACCATTCCTATTATTACCACCGCCTCCTCCACCAAAGTTGGCTGAACCATTTTGAGCGAAGTCACCAGGGAAGGTTTGATCAGCTCCTCCTCTTCCTCCTCCACCAGAACCGCCAGGGCTTGTATCTTGGTTATCAGAAGAACCACCACCTCCGCCACCACGAGTAACAGGAGAACCAGTAATTGCTATAGCTCTTCCTGCTCCACCAGAACCACCTTGATTACTCATATCGGCTTGACCAACAGCTCCACTGCCTCCACCACCACCACCTGATTGTGATCGAGGAGGGGCATTATCAGATCCAGCACCTCCGCCAAATCCTTGAACAGGAGTAGCGGGAGCCGATTTGGGGGGTGAATTACCACTTCCTCCAGCTCTTCTTGAATTATCTCTTCCAGGAGAACCACCTCCACTGCCACCAGGTTGACCATTGTCAAAACCAGGAAAACCACCTCCACCGCCACCACCTTTAGTTGCAGTGATTGTGTCGAAAGTGCTGTCATTACCATTTACTCTTGCAGAACCTCCTGCACCGACTGTTATAGGATAAGAGGTTGCTGATACAGGGTGACCACCTGCTGCGGGAGAAGGGTAGTTTGACAATTGCCCACCGGCACCTCCACCACCGCCACCTTGTGAACCACCACCTCCACCGCCACCTGCTAAAACTAAATATTCAACAGTGTTAGATCCTGCAGCGTTTCCTGCTTGAGTAACAGTGAATGTGTCAGAGGAATTAAATTCATGAATTTTAAAATCTCCACTTGTTGTAATAGTACCACCAGTGGCGGCTACGAACTGTGCGTTTGATTTTCCTTGAAGATCGGACATTGAAATTGCACCTGTGGGCACTTCTGCGAGTCCTCGAACAGGAGCAGAGTCCATGTTAATTTGTGTGCCAGGAGCTATGTCTAATTCGATATTAACGTCGTCAAGACTAATTTGACCTGAAGGTGTAGGCATTAATTAGTTTCCTTTCTTGAGGTCATTAACTTGAGATTGTAAATCCTTTACGCATTCTATTAATAAAGCACATAGACGATCATATTTTACGGCTTTAACTCCGTTAGGTCTTGTGCCTACGACCTCTGGTAAAACTTTTTCAACATCCTGAGCGATAACGCCCACATCTGTTTTACGAACAAAATAACCATCTTCTCCACCATTGTTTTTGATGTAGTCTTCTTTCCAATCAAAAAGAACACCGTTTAATTGTTGTACTTTATCCATTGGAGAATCAATGTTGTGAATGTTTTCTTTGAGTGCTACGTCTGAAGAATAGAAAGCAGTGATGTCATCAGTCGCTCTGATTTGACCGTCAGTTGCACCTGCATCAGTGCCAACACCAAGACCACCATTTTTTATGTGAATACCATTAGTGGTGGTAGCTAATTTTTCTGAATCATCAAAATAAAGTTCTAATGCTCCATTTTCTGTAAAAACTAATCCCGCTTCATTTGAAGCAGAATTTTTTATGGTAATTGTGCTTCCAGCTATATTTAAAGCACCTGTTCCTGTGTCCTGTATAAAAGAATTAGCTCCATCATGATAAATTTGTAAATCATCTCCTGCACCTAGATTAATATAATTACTATCACCTAAATCAATGTTCGCAGTATGTGTTTCAACGCCAGTAATAGTTACTGAGCCATCAGCTAAAGCTACTCCAGATAATCTTGCGTTATTGAGTGTGCCTGTTAAAGATCCTGCGTCTGTTGAACTAGAAATCTCTACATTGTAGTTTGATGCACCATCACAATAGACAGTTGTCTTTGCAC